AACTCATCCGTCTAATAGTACGTCAACTATGGGTTCCCGTGCATTTGCGCTCAGTGTCGTTGGAATCGGTGCTGTTGCTGTTGCTGGGGCTGGAGTGTTGCTGTACAGGTGGTGGGTTCGGGATGCTGACTTACGTGCTATTGTTGCCAAGGCTGATGCTGCTCTTGTTGACTTGACTTCCCCCTCAGATGAGCTTGATGTTGACGAGCTCATTGAGGATGACAGGATAGTCGACTTTTCGTCGGAGAAGCCGAAGCGTGTACGTGAGAAAGCCCCCTTCCGTAAGTATCTTTATCGTCAGGGCAAGGCGAAATTTGGTACTCCAAGTTGTAATTCGGCTAATCGGATGGTGGTGAGGAAGTTTCTTGTCGACGTTTGTAAGCAGCATGGCGTTATTGCGCGTCATATTGCTGACAACGTTGATTTTGTTACAGAGGCTATCTTTGTACCATCCGACGATGAACTTGTATCCATGGCAGTGAGCAAGACTTCAACAGCAGGGAAGCAGCGTGACATAATGCGGAGGCTGGGCGGGACACCGCCCAGGCCTGTCGCATAGTGGGGCCCAGAGGACGGGGTGGGGTACGACAGTTGTGCGGTGAAGTACCCCGGGTTGGAACCCCGATACACCGCTGGGAGACCTAAAGAGCGCAAGTTGATGACTATGAGCGTTTTCTTGCGTGGAGATCATATGAGCACTCATAATAACTCTCTCCGTAACTTGTTGCGAGGTGTCGGAGAGCGTGTCCTTTATACTGATTCAAAGTGTACCTTGCCGGTGCCGCCACTTCGTGGTATCTTTCAGGACAGGATGGCGTCTTATCGCAAACACATTGTTTGTCGACTTGGCCACCAAGCCCCTGTGTCGCGGCGTGAATTCGCTGCGCTCTACAAGGGCCCACGGCGGATCTTGTACGACCGCGCTGTAGACTCACTGACACTCGTGCCAGTGAACCCGTCGGACGCTATCCTAAAAACCTTCGTCAAATCAGAGAAACTTAACTTGAACTTGAAGCCGGACCCCGTTCCTAGAGTCATTCAGCCACGGGACCCGCGCTACAATGTTGAGGTTGGTAGGTTTCTCAAACCGCTTGAGCATAAGCTTTACGATGCTATTGACGAGTTGTTTGACGCTCCCACCGTGTTTTCCAGCTACAATGCTTTCACACAGGCACGTCTTATTAAGGAGAAGTGGGATTCTTTTGCTTCACCTGTCTGTGTGGGGCTCGACGCATCGCGGTTTGATCAGCATGTTTCCAAGCAAGCTCTCCAGTTTGAGCATAGGTTGTATGACCTTGTGTTTCACAATGCTCGGCTGCGTAAGCTTCTTGGTTGGCAGTTGGCCAATCGTGGTGTTGCTCGAGCGAGCGACGGTTGGTTTAGATATGCAAAGATTGGTGGTCGTGCGAGTGGTGACATGAACACGTCCATGGGCAACAAGTTACTTATGTGCTTGATGTCTAAGTCTTACATTGATAGCCAACCGTTTCGCATTGAGTTTGTAAACAATGGTGATGATTGCCTCATGATATTGGAGACGAAGGATCTGAACAAGCTTGGCGGACTGTCCAGTTGGTTCAGGGACTTTGGCTTTAAGTTGACCCTTGAGGAACCGGTTTTCGAATTTGAGCAGGTTGAGTTTTGTCAAACCAAACCAGTATGCGCCAATGGCAGTTGGCGTATGGTTAGGAATGTCCGGACCGCCCTGAGCAAGGACGTAACCGTTGTTAATCTTGGGCATCGCCATGATCAATATCGCTCGAGGTTGTACGACATTGGAATGTGTGGATTGGCGACGTGTGCTGACATCCCAGTCATGGGTGAATTCTATCGTATGCTGGTCAGGCTCGGAGTCCCAGGTGCTTACAGCAAATGGGATTATGAACAGTTTGACTACTATTATGTCAGCTCCCGCAATGCCAAGTGTGCACATGACAGGCCGGATGACTTCGGACGGTACAGTTTCTGGTTATCTACAGGCATCCTTCCTGACGCTCAAGTCGCAATTGAAAGTTATTTCAGCGAGAGTGTTTGGGGAGCGGATAATCGCCAAATTATCGAATCGCTTTTAATCTCAGAATTATTAACGCAATGACGAAGAGGAAAATTCAGAGCACACCGCGTGCCCACTTGAACTTAGCACGACCCTTGCCGAGGCTTAAGGTTAAAGGGCGCATCGGAGATATGACAGTAGTCAAAGGCAATGAGTATCTTAGCACCATAACATCTGATGCTTCTGGTGCTCTGTCTGGCTCCTGCCCTCTCTTCGGTGGTCAGCCTGCTGGCCTTACTGCCTCAGCCATTAATGGTGTTGCTGCTCTATACAGTACTTTTAAATACCTGCCTGGCACAACGCTACACTGGGTTCCCCAGGTGTCGATGAGCACTGCAGGAATTGTATACATCGGATTTACTGACAACCCTGAGGTTTATACTGATTGGTTCACAGCCGGCTCGGTTGGTGCCAAGATTAATGTTGTCCGGAGGATTGCTAATGTCAGGTCGTCTCCTATCTGGCAGCCGTTCTCCTTACCAATGCCAACAACCCTCAGACGCAAACGGTTCGATGTTAACCCGACGTGTCCAGAAAACAACACTGATGCCCTCGATCGCTCTTGGCAGGGCGCTTGGCTTTATGCTGTTGAAGGCACTGCGGCTAGTACTGTTGTAGCGCGGCCATACCGGTCCGCTGTGCTAGATCTTGAGGGTCTACGTAATGAAGCTCTGTAGACGGGAGCGGTGTGATAGGAACCTTTTCACCTACTGGCCTTGGGGTTAGCGGGCAACCCGGTGTCGTTGGCGCGACGTCCTGCTATAAGCACACAAGCTGTAGTGGCGCGGGGAACCCCCTTGGAGACAGTGAATAGGGAGCTGTTACATTGAGTGTGGAACAAGAAGCCGGTGAGAACCGGTGGAGGGCGTGTCCACATTTCCAC